CCACCCGCCAAGACGCCGCCGGCACCGCCGCCCGCCCCGCCAGCGCTGCAATCGCAGCAGGGCGATCCGCCGCACCCGGCCGCGCAGGTCACCACGGCGCTGGCCGAGCGCGGGACCGAGGCGGTGGAGCGGATGAGCGCGCAGATCGAGGTGATGCTGGGCAAGGCGCAGGACCTGGGCGAGTTCCGCGCCATGCTGAGCGAGGCTTATGGAGCGGTCGACGACAGCGCCCTGGCCGAGCTGCTGGCCGATGGCCTGGCTGCCGCCCGCGCGGCCGGCATGGCCGATGCCCATGACGAGGGCACCGGAGCGGCCTGATGCCCGGTCCGACGCATCCCAGTGCGGTTTCCGGGGTCTTCGGATCGCCGTTTGCCGAGCAGGTGGCCTTTTTCCGCCAGAAGCTGGGCAACCTGGTCCCGACCGAGCGGTGGGACGATCTGCTTGCGGCCGAGCACGACCGCGCCTTCATGGTGGCCGGCGCAACCAAGGCCGAGCTGCTCAGTGATCTGGCGGCAGCGGTGGACAAGGCAATCGCCGAGGGGCGCGGGATCGAGGACTTCCGCAAGGACTTCCGCGAGATCGTGGCGCGCAATGGCTGGACGGGCTGGACCGGCGAAGGATCTGTCAAGGGCGAAGCCTGGCGCGTCCGCACGATCTACCGGACCAATTCCTACACCAGCTATGCCGCCGGCCGCTATGCCCAGCTCAAGGAAGGAAATTTCAAGTACTGGGTCTATCGCCATGGCGGCAGCATGGAGCCGCGCCCACAACACCTCAGTTGGGATGGCGTTGCCCTGCCACCCGATCATCCGTTCTGGACGACGCACTATCCGCCGAGCGACTGGGGCTGCAGCTGCTATGTCGTGGGCACTAACACCGCTGCCGGAGTTCGGCGCTTGGGTGGCGATCCGGCCAAGAAGCTGCCGGCGAACTGGCAGGCGATCGACCCGAAGACCGGCGCGCCGGTCGGGATCGGCAAGGGCTGGAACTATGCCCCTGGCGCTAGCGTAGCCTCCACGGTCTCTGCCTTGGCACAGCGTATTTCACTGTGGCCAGCTCAGGTGGGTGCGGCATTTGGCGGAGCTCTACCGGAAAGCGCAAGGGCTGCGTTGGCTGATGACTTCCAGTCATTCGTGGAACAGGCCTTGTCTGGGCCTCCGGCCGGGAAGACGACCGTCATCGGCGCCCTCGATCCAGCCTGGGTGTCCGGCGCTGCCAAGCGCGGCGTAAGTCCGACCTCGGCCGAAATCGTAGTTCGCGATCACGATGTCTGGCATACGTTTCGCGACAGCAAGGCCTCTCCAGTCAGCAAAGATTGGTATGCGAGCCTACCTGTGAGGCTGGGCGAGAGCAGAGCCGTGCTACTTGACCGAACTCGACCCGATCAACCTGTCTACTTGTTGATCTTCGACCTGGCAGAAAATGAGCAAGCAAAGGCAATCGTCAGGATCAACTTCAAGGTCAAGAAGATGGCGGGCGAGCGAAACGTGCTGGTGTCAGCGCGCAGGGTAACCTTGAATGATTTGCGAGCGCAAATGCAGAGCGCACCAATTGATCTGATCGAAGGAGAGCTGTGACCCGGGGCCGGATTCGAACCGGCATCACTCGACCTTCAAAGATCGAGCCCCTTACCCATCGGGGTACACCGGGCCACACGGGAAAGTTAGGCCCAAAGGTGTAAACATTCAACTGGAGATGCCCATGCTGAATATTGAGATCGATACGGCGCAAATCCGCTCCGCCCTGGTCCAGGCCAAAACACTGCTCTCCGACATGACGCCCGTTTACGCCGAGATCGGCGAGTACATGATCGGCGCGACCCGCGACCGCTTCATCAAGGGCGTCGATCCCACCGGCAAGGCCTGGGCACCCAAGAGCCAAGCCACGCTCGAGCGCTACAAGCGGCTTGGCTACGGCTCGCTTACCCGGCCGCTTATCGGACCTGGGCGCGCACTGTCGCGCCAGATCCAGAAGATAGTGAGCTCTGATGGGGTCGTTATCGGCTCCTCTTTGGCCTATTCCAGGGTGATGCAGGAGGGCGCGGCGCGCGGCGCATTCGGGACCGACAGTCGCGGCCGGGCGATCCCCTGGGGCCGCATTCCGGCGCGCGTCTGGTTGGGGCTGTCCGATGCGGACGGTCGGGCAATTGTCGAAATAATCGAAGAGAACCTGGGCGAAGCCCTCGGCGATGGCGGCCCTCAAACCCGCTAGGCCAGCAACGTCCTTGTAAGCACGCAGTTGATTTTGCCGCCCGCTCGGGCCATCAGGGCGGCGCCCGCGCGGTGATTGCGGCCTTCAGGCCCGCCGTGGCGGGCATATTTTCCAACCCATAGCAGGCCCACAGAGGCAGGGATGACGCGCCCTGCTTCCTCTCTGGCACTCTGTGCTGCGCTCCCGGTTGAGGCCGGTGAAGACGCGCCCGAATGGGTCCACCTGCTGCCTGCCGGCAAGTTGACCACGATTGATGGTCGCGGGCCTTACCTTGCTCCTGCAGCATCACTGGCCGCGATCGCCGAGGCTTCGCTGAAGCCTGGCCAGAAGCTGGTCCTCGACGAGTGCCATTCGTCGGACCTGGGCTACAAGTTTTCAGGATCTGCCCCAGCGCGCGGGTGGATTGTCGCCCTGGAGGCGCGCGACGACGGGCTGTGGGGCAAAGTCGAGTGGACCGCCACCGGTCGCCAGCTGATGGCCGAGAAGGCCTATGCCGGGATCAGCCCGGTGATCCACCACGACAAGCAGAAGCGGGTGCAGCGTCTGCTGCGCGCCAGCCTTACCAACACCCCCAACCTTGAAGGGCTGACCGCCCTGCATTCGGAGGACAATACCATGGACTGGAAAGCGATGCTGATCGAGCTGCTTGGGCTCGACAGCGCAGCCGATGACGCGGCGATCGAAGGTGCGCTCAAGAACAAGATGGCGCAGCCGCAGCCGGCGATGCAGAGCGTGCTCGAGCATCCCTCATTCGTGGCGCTGCAGAGCGAAGTGGCCGAGCTGACCACCAAGCTCAACGCCGCCCACGAAGGCCAGGCCCGCAAGGATGCCGAAGCCTTCGTCGACGCCGCGATTGCCGAGGGTCGCGCTGGCGTGAAGCCGATGCGCGACGAGTACATCGCCCTGCACATGTCGGATGCCGACCGCGCCAAGAAGTTGATCGAGGCCATGCCCAAGCTCAGCGGCACGGTGCTCGATGGTGGCGATCCGCCGGCCGCCAAGGATGGCGAGCTCACCGCCGAGGACCGCCAGGTGATGGCGCTCTTCAACATCAGTGAAGAAGATTACCGGGCCAGCCTGTCGGGCGCCGGTCAGAAGAAGGAAGCCCTCTGATGGTTGCTCTTACCGCCGCGCGCAACACGCCGGCTGCCGCCGGCGATGAACGCCAGGTCCCCGTCGCCGCCAACGCCAAGATCTTCCAGGGCGCACAGGTCCAGATCAACGCCGCCGGCTTTGCTGTCCCGGCCAGCGCCACTGCCGCCAACGTCACGATCGGCCGCGCCGAAGCGACCGCCGACAACACCGGTGGTGCCAACGGCGCGATCACGGTCGACGTGCGCCGGGGTTGCTACCGCTTCGCCAACTCTTCGGCCGGCGACCTGATCGGCCGGACCGAGATCGGCAAGGATTGCTACGTGGTCGATGACCAGACCGTGGCGAAGACCAACAACGCTGGCGCCCGCCCGGTCGCCGGCAAAGTCTACGACGTGGACGCCCAGGGCGTCTGGGTCGAATACGCCTGAGGGAGCTGACACCATGCTGGTTAATACCGACAATCTCAACAAGCTGCGGGTCGGCTTCAATGCCGCCATGAAGCGCGGTCTTTCGGGCGCTGCGGCGCTTACCTCGCCGGAGGTCTGCATGACCGTGCCGGCTTCAACCAAGGAGCAGCGCTACGGCTGGCTCGGCAAGATGCCGAAGATCCGCGAATGGATCGGCCCGCGCGTCATCCAGAACATCGCCGAAGCCGATTACTCGATCCGCGAAAAGCCGTTCGAACTGACCATCGGCGTCGATCGCGACGACATCGAGACTGACAACCTCGGCCAGTACTCGACCCTGTTTGAAGGCATCGGCGAAGCCGCGGCCCTCGATCCCGAGCAGATGATCTGGGACCTGCTGAAGGCCGGTTTCACCACCAACTGCTACGACGGCCAGTTCTTCTTCGACACCGATCACCCGGTGCTCGACGCCAACGGCAACGCGACCTCGGTCGCCAATACCGATGGCGGCGCCGGCACGCCCTGGTTCCTGCTCGACGTGAGCCGGACCGTGAAGCCGCTGATCAAGCAGGTGCGCCGCGACTTTGGCGAGGTTGTCGCCAAGGACAAGGTCACCGACGACAACGTCTTCATGACCAACGAGTTCCTCTACGGGATCGATGCCCGCATGAACTTCGGCTACGGCTTCTGGCAGCAGGCCTGGGGCTCCAAGCAGACGCTCAACCCCGCCAACTACGGGATCGGCCGCGCCGCGCTGATGAGCATGAAGGGCGACTATGGCCGTCCGCTGGGCATCAAGCCCGGCCTGCTGGTCGTGCCGCCGAGCCTCGAAAGCGCCGCGCTCAAGATCGTCAACAACGATCGTGCTGCGAACGGTGAAACCAACGAGTGGAAGGGTACGGCCAAGGTGCTGGTCGTTCCCTGGCTCGCCTAAGGAGGACCTGAGCGATGGCTAAGACCCCTCGCGCGGCCAAGGGTAAGGCGGTGGCTCCGGCCGCCGCTGCTCCCACCAGCGCCGCCCAAATCGCCGACGCTGCTGCCCAGGCTGCCGCCGATCAGGCTGCCGCTGACGCCGCTGCCCAGGCTGCCGCTGACGCCGCTGCCCAGGCTGCCGCTGACGCTGCCGCCCAGGCTGCTGCTGACCAGGCCGCTGCTGACGCCGCTGCCCAGGCTGCCGCCGATCAGGCTGCCGCTGACGCTGCCGCCCAGGCAGCCGCTGATGCTGCCGCCAAGGCCAAGCCTAACGAGGAAGCTGAGGCCGACGAAGGCTTCGACTTCACCGGCAAGACCGTCAAGGTGGTCTCGGTCTCGGGCAATCCGCGCCGGCGCGCTGGCCGGGCCTTTGCCCGCGAGGCCGTCGAGCTCGAAGCCGATGACCTCACTGTTGAGGAGCTGGGCGCAATCCTGGCTGATCCGCAGCTGCGCGTCAGCGTAGCCTGAGGGGGGCGGCGGCCGGCCAATGTCCTACATTGCGCTCCAGCAGCTGATCGACCGGTTTGGTGAGCGCCTGCTCATCCAGCTGACCGATCGCGACAACCCGCCCTCCGGCGTCATCGACGAAGGTGTGGTTGCGCGCGCGCTGACTGATACGGACGCGGTGATCGATGGATATCTGGCCGGCCGTTATGCCCTGCCGCTGGCGGAGACGCCGCCGCTGGTGGCCGACCTCGCCCAGGCGATCGCGATCTACAAGCTGCATCCCTATGCCGCAGATCCCAAGATCGCCGAGGATTACAAGGAAGCGATCGCCTCGCTCAAGCGGATCTCGGACGGCGTCATCCGCCTGCCTGTGGCCGGGGTCGAGCCGGAGAGCAGCGGATCCTCGGGCGTGCAGACGATTGACCGCGAACGGCCGCTGACGCCGGAGAACATGACGGGCTTCATCTGATGCGCGTCGACCTGGTCTCCGCCCGCATCGAGGACAAGGTTCCGGACCTGGCTGGCCGCACGCTGGGTGCGGGCGACTTTGCCGACCTGGTCGAGAAGAACCGCATGCCGCAGCAGACGCCGGCGGCCTACGTCCTGCCCGGCGGCTACACCGGCGGCGAAGCCCAGGCCTCAGCCGGTCTGTTCGTGCAGACCATGTCCGAGACCGTGATAGTCATCGTCGCGGTGCGCGTGGCCGGAGATCCGCTGCACAGCGCGGCGGTGGCCCAGGCCAGCCCGATCGTCCGCCAGGTGATCGAGGGCGTGGCAGGCTGGGGACCGGACGAGGCACCTGGCGTCTTCGTGCTGAGCCGGGGCGAGCTGGTCGGCGCGAAGGACGGCCTGCTGATCTTCCAGATCGATTTCACCCTGATGGACCAATTGAGGATCACACCATGAGCAAGCGCCCCAGCAAGGTCGATCCCGCTCCGATCGAGGAGCAGCCGCAGACCGGCGGCAGCTACATCCGCCTGCCCGATGGCAGCCTGGTTCGCGAAGAGCCGGAGCCGACCGAGCAGGCCCCGAATGAACCTGCGGCCGACAGCGCCGCGTCCAGCGAACAGGAGGCGTAAATGCCCGGCATCAAGTTCAAGTCTAAGGCGCTGCTCGCCAAGATCGAAGCAACCTACGCGACGGATGCCGCGCCGACCGGCGCGGCCAACGCGATCCTCGCGCTCAACGTCGAGATCTCGCCGATGGAAGGCCAGGACGTGGCCCGCGACCTCGAACGGCCGACCTTCAGCGCCGATCCGATGATCCCGGTGGGCGTCCATGTCGTGCTGAGCTTCGACGTCGAGCTGGTCGGCTCGGGCACGCTCGGCACCGCGCCGGCCTGGGGGCCGCTGATGCGGATGTGCGGCGTGGCCCAGACGGTCACCGCCGGCGTCAAGGTCGAGTACGCGCCGATCACCGGCAACGAGGAAAGCGGCTCGATCTACTTCATGATCGGCAACACCCGTCACGTCATTCTGGGTACGCGCGGCACCTTCACTATCACCACCAATGCCAATGGCATCCCGGTGAAGCGCTACACCATGACCGGCCTGTTCTCGATCCCTACCGAGGAAGCGACGGTCACCCCGGACTTTGCGGCCTGGCAGCAGCCGCAGGTGGCGACCAAGCTCAACACGCCGACCTTCACGATCGGCGGCGCGGCCTTCATTCTGCGCGATTTCAGCATGGACTTGGGCAACGATGTCCAGCCCCGCATGCTGATCGGCTCGGAAACCATCGAGATCGTCGATCGCGCCGAGGTTATCCGGGCGCGGGTCGAGGCGGTGCCGGTGAGCACCTACAACCCGTTCTCGATCGCCCAGAACCAGACGCTGCAGGCGATCCAGCTGATCCACGGCACCGTGGCCAGCAAGCGGGTCAAGATCGACGTTCCGACCGCCCAGCAGAAGCGCCTGACCGGCTACGAGGAGGCCCAGGGCATCCTCGAATGGCCGCTCGAATTCACGCCGCTGCCGACCGCTGGCAACGACCAGTGGAAGATCACCCTCTCCTAAGGACCTGCACATGTTCAAGCTTTCCACCGATCCGCGCTTCACGCACACGGTCAAGGTCCAGGTGCCGGTCGATCGCGGCCACGAGGAGCAGAGCTTCAAGGCCACCTTCAAGGTGCTGCCGATCGACCAGCTCGACGCCGGCGAAGGCGACGAGGCCAACGAAGCCGATCGCCAGGTCCGCCTGCTCAAGGATGTCATCGTCGATCTTGGCGACATGGTCGACGATGCCGGCGAGGCGATCCCCTACTCTGAAGCGATCCGCGACCAGCTGATCGGCATCCCCTACGTGCGGATCGCGCTGGTGCGGACCTACATCGCGGCGATCACCAAGGTGAAGGCGGGAAACTAAAGGCCGCCGCCCGCTTCTGGGCTGGCGGCGGCGGTCCGGACTTCTCCGAAGCCGAGAGCGACCTGCGCGCGATCGGTGCCCCGGCGGAAGTCCTGGCCACTCTGCAGGCAGGGCGGGAACGTGATGAATTCGAGGTCTGGCCGGAAAACTGGGACACGGTGGTCGCCTTTCAGGTGGTCAGCACCCAGTGGCGCGGCCCGGCCTTCATGGCCGATGGCCGGGCCTATTGGCAGGGCCTTGACTACACCGGCGTCGAAGCGGGCCTGCGCCTGGCCGGCATCGCCGCGACGCCGGATCTCTTCTTGGGGCTGCGCCTGATGGAAGGCGCCGCCCGCAACCAGCTCAACGGGATCGTGGAGGCAGAAGCGTGACGCTGAAGACCTCACTGGTGATCAGCGGCGACGCCGCCGGCGCGAATGCCGCGCTGGCAGGAGCCGTCACGGGCCTGGGTCAGGTCGAGCAGGCGGCGCAGCGCGCTGCTGCTGCCAACGATCAGCTCGGCGCCAGTGTGACCCGTGGCACGCGCCAGGCGCAGGCCGGCTATGTCAATCTCGGCCGGCAGGTCCAGGACGTCGCGGTCCAGCTGCAGAGCGGCACCAATATCGGCACGATCGTGGCCCAGCAGGGCGGCCAGATCGCCGACGCCGTCAGCCAGATGGGCGGCCGCTTTGCCGGGCTGGCCACTTTCCTGTCCGGCCCCTGGGGCGCGGCGATCACCGTCGGCGTGGGCGTGCTGATCAACATGGCGGGGGCGCTGTGGGACAATGCCGAGGCAGCCAAGGCCGCAGAAGCTGGCGCGGACAGCCTGGCCAAGGCGCAGGGCGCGCTGGCCGGCCTGTTCGAAGGGGCCAATGGGCGGCTGAAGGAGCAGAACGAGCTCCTCATCCTCAATGCCCGGCTCATGGCCTTGAACCTGCGCAGCGAGGCGATGGCCAAGAAGGCATCGTCGGATTCGACCTTCAACGCGGCCGGAAACCGCTCCTGGTTCAGCCGCGCAGTCGGGCTCTATGGCCAGGGCCAGGGCGCGCAGCGATCCGCTGGCGAGGCGGGCTCGATCGCCCAGCTGGTTCGCAACGGGCTGATGACCAGCGACCAGGCGCTGCGCCAGACCGAGAATATCGACTTTCGGAACCTCAAGATCACCAAGCAGGAGCTCCAGCAGGCGATCGTCGACGCGGCCGATGCCAATCTGCGCAAGAAGACCGCGGATCTGATCGAGCAGAGCCTGGCGGATGGCAAGCTTGCCCCAGCCCTGAGCAAGCCCGGCAGCAAGAAGAGGCCGCCCAGGAAGGGTGATGGCAGCAGTGCAGCGGCAGCCAAGGCCGAGTTTGCCGAGGATGCGGCCTCGAAGATCGCCAACATCCGCGATCAGTTCTCCGACATGCCGACGGCGGTCGAGAAGGCCAACAAGGCGATGCGGCAGCTGGACGATATCGCCAGCGACATCGAGCGCCGCAAGCTGGTCGACGGGGACAAGCTGGCGGCCGAGATCGGCACGGCCAAGAAGGCGATCGAGGACAGCCTCAACAAGCCGTTCAACGATTACATGGAGCAGCAGCGCGCGAGCGCCGAGATCGACAAGCTGCTGCTGCAGGGCCGCGACGACGAGGCGCAGGCGCTTCGCGTCATCCTCGGTCTGAAGGACAAGCAGAAGCCGCTCGACGAGCAGCAGCTGAAAGCCGTGCTGGCCACGGTCCAGGCCGAGCGCCAGCGTTCGATGGTACTACGCGACCAGCGAGCGTTGATCCAAGAAAACCTCAATGCGGTCTATGATCTGCGTGGTGCGCTGGAGGAATCGTTCGCGGGTCTCGCCTCGGGCAAGGGCCTGTCGATCGGCAATGTCGTCAAGCAGATCGGTGACAGTTACGCCAAGATCGCTGGCAAGCGGATTGTTGAGAGCCTATTCGGCGACGCACTTCGCATGCTGGAGGACAAGGCCAACGGCGTTTCTCCGGTCAAAGTGGCCGGCGAGCGCATGGCCGTGGAGCTGAAGAAGGGCGAGACTGCCGTTCGCAGCTTCGCCCAGGTTGTGGCTCAGGTCACTGGCGCGATTGCGGCCGGCACGCCGATCGCGGGAGGCACTGCGGCCAGCAGCGAAGAGGACGCCGCCAACCAGGAGATCGTCGTCGAAGCCCGCAAGCAGTCGGGCTTGATCGAGAAGATGGTCAGCGAGCTGCAGCAGGCTGGCGAGATGGTCCGCGATGCGGTGCAGGGCCTGCTCGATCCGCTGGCAGAGCAACTCAACGAGACCTTCGGCACCCGCTTCTTCTCTGAGCTGTCGAGCGCGATCAGCGGCGCGATGTACGGCTATGCGACCGGCGGGATCCCTGGCGGCATCCTGGGCGGGCTTAAGGAGATCAAGGGCCTGCCCGAAACGCTCTCCAAGGGCCTCGGCAAGGCGCTGGGCGGCGCGCAGACAGGCACGGTCGTCTCAGGCATCGCCAATGCCGTGGGCATCAAGCTGTCGAAGACCGGCTCGCAGATCGGCGGCGCGATCGGGTCCTTCCTGCCGATCCCGGGTGGTCAGGTGATCGGCTCGATCGTCGGCGGTCTCATCGGCAAGCTGTTCGGCAAGACCAAGACCGGCGGGGTCAGCCTCGGCCTGGTCGATGGCAAGACTGCGGTGACCGGTACCGGCGGCAACAGCGCGTCCTACAAGCAGTCACTGACCACAGCTGGCGGATCGATCAACAGTGCGCTCAACACCATCGCCCAGGCCCTGGGCGGCGAGCTGGGCAACTATTCGGTCGCGATCGGCAAGCGCAAGGACGAGTTCCGGGTCTCGGCCAGCGGCAGCGTCGCCAACACTACCGCGAAGAAGACCGGCGCCGACATCATCTACAAGGGCAAGGACGAGGCCGAGGCGATCCAGGCGGCGCTGCGCAATGCGATCGCCGATGGGGCCGTCCAGGGCCTCTCAGCGGCCGTTCAGCAGGCTCTAAAGTCCAGCTCAGACGTCGATGCTGCCATCAAGGAGGCGCTGAAGGTCCAGGAGGTCGAGATCCTGATCGGCGGCCTGGGCGCACAGATCGCCAAGCAGATCTCCGACTTCGAGCGCCAGGCGGCCGAGCGGGTGCGGATCGCGCGCAAGTATGGCTTCGACCTGGTCAAGCTGGAGGAGCGCAACGCCGCCGACCGGCTCAAGCTCAACGAGAAGCTGCTCGCCGACCAGGTCGGATCGCTGCAGACCTTGATCGACGAGCTGACCAGCGGATCGCTGTTTGAAGGCTCGGCCGTGGACAAGCGCAACGTCTTGCTAGGCAAGATCAGCACCGCCAAGGCGGCGGCCGACGCCGGCGAAGAAGGCGCGGCCGACAAGCTGGCCAAGCTGCTGGAGGAGCTCAACGCCGTCTCGCGTGAGGCCTTCGGCACGACCGGCGGCTTTGCCAGCGATCGCAGCACCATCCTCGATGCGGCGCGCGATACGATCGCCAAGGCCAACCAGCGGATCACCGATGCGCAGAAGGCCAGCGATCCGGCCCTGGCCGAAACGAACGCCGCGCTCGATGAGAACAATGGGCAGAACGCCCAGATCATCGCCATCCTGGCGGCCGTGCAGGCGCAGCTGGGTGCCTTCGGCTCGGTCGGCGGCGGCGACAGCCGCGCGCTGACGGCACTGGCGCGGAACCTCTGATGGCAGCGCCGGTGATCCTGGTTGAGGCCCAGCCCGCCATAGTCGCGACCGGCGGCACGGTGACCGTGCGCTTGGCTGGCGGCGGCGGCGAACGGCCCTATGATTACAGCGGCCAGAGCGACTGGCGCGCCGGGATCGCCGCGCTGCCGACCATGATCGCCAGCCTGGAGTATGACGGTGGCGAGTTTCCCCAGGGCAGCGTGCCCTCGGCCGTCGAGATCGCTTGGCAAGGCAGCAGCAAGACGCTCCTGGCGACCCTGGCTAGCTACCTGTGGACCGATGCTGCGATCACCGTGCGCTATGGTCCGGAGGGCGCGTTGCCGCCCGTGCTGATCAGCGGCAAGGTGCTGGACGCCACGGCCGAAAGCGGCGGGCTGAAGATTGCCCTGGCCGATCCGGCCGTGTCGCTGAAGAAGCCACTGCTGACCGCGCGCTTCGCCGGTACCGGCGGGCTCGAAGGCCCGGTGGAATGGGACGGTCTGATCCGCAAGCGCGTCTGGGGCCGGGTCTGGAACCTGGCCGGCGAGCCGATCGATAAGGCGAACAACATCTACGCCTTCGCCGATCCGCTCCGGCCGATCCAGGCCTTTGATGCGGTGCGCGACAAGGGCGCAGCGGCTGCGGCCCTGACCACCCTGGCTTGGCAGGGCAGTGCGGCCGCCACCTTCACCGCGCTGCAGGCGGCCGTGGCTCCGGCCGGTGGCGGCGTGATCTGCCCGTCGATCGCCTGCGTGAAGTGGTGGACCCAGCCAGCCGGGGATCTCTGCGCGGATCTGCGCGGGGAAGTCGGCGCCGGCTATGTCGAGACCACCGCATCGATCGCGCAGCGCCTGGTCGAGGCGATCGGCGGCCCGGCCTTCACCGCTGGCACGATCGCCGCCGCCAATGCCGCCCGCACCGCGCCGGTGGGCTGGATCGCCCAGGACGACAGTACGACAGTTGCAGCCATGCTCGACGAGCTGCTCGGCAATTCCTCGCTGCTCTGGCTGCTGGAGGATGCCGGGACGATCACGCTTCGCACCTGGAGCTGGGGCGCGGCCGTGGCCACCGCGCGCAGCGAGAGCGTCGAACGCGCCAAGGTGCTGCGCCCGCTAGGCACCCGCCGCCTGGGCTACAAGCGCAACGAAACGATGATGGCGCGCGGCGATCTGGCCGCGATCGTGCTGGCGGGCGATGTCAACTATGCGGACGGGACGCCGATCGAGGCGCTGAAGCCGGCAGATCCCGGCGCCACGGCCGGGGCCGATATCGGCGTCGACCTGCGCCTGCCGACCTATGTTCCGACACAGGCCCAGCTGATCACGGCCGAGGGAACGGCGGCGGCGATCGCAGGCCAGGGGCCGCTGGCAACCGCGCCCAGTGCCACTCCGTACGCCAATTCGAACGTCACTATCGGATCGAACGGCCTGCTCAATGGCGCTGGCGGCGGCCAGGTGACGATCGGCGGGCTCGGCTACACCGGCGCGCTGAATGCGACTTATGGGGCGACGACAGGCCTCAACTTGTCATCGCCGACATACGGCGTGCTTTCCGACGGTTCGATTTACACGCCGATCGGCACGGCCGCGGCGATTGCGGGACAGGGCCCGTTCGCGACCACGCCGCTGCCAGTCGCACGGCTGACGCAGATCAGGCCGAACCTCTTCCCCTACCCGCAAGGCGTCGATGATGGCCGCAGCGCCGCTGCAATCGGGTGGTTCAACACAGCGCCTGGCGCTGGCTTTAGCAATCTGACCATGGGGCGAAATAGCTGGACCGACGGCGGCTATTATGTCCACTATCGATCGGCCGGCGCTGCTGCGACACTTTATCCGTTCTTCGATATGAGCTGGAATGATGGTGGCGGGCACGTGATCTCGGCCGGCCTCAACGGTTACGCCAACGGCGGGACCTTCCAGCCCTATATCGAATTCATCAATGCCGCGAAGACCACCGTCCTTGGCTCCGCTGTGATGACCTTCAACTCGGCGAGTGATCGCTGGGAAGTCAATGGAACCACTACGCCTGCGAACACGGCCTATATCCGGATCGTCGCATCAGCCATCTTCGCATCGACTTCGACATACCAGGACGTCGTCTTCTGGAGCATCAAGGTCGAGCGCGGGCCCAATGCAACCCCGTGCCTTGAGACACCAAACCAACGTCTCAGCGGCGACCAGGTCGAATGGGCGACTGGCGGCAAGCTCAACGCGCTGCGGCCGCAGGAATTCGGCGCCAACATCACTGAAAGTCGCGTGGCTTCGGCGATCGCCGGACAGACCGGGTGGGCCACCTACAGTGGCGACAGTCCCGCGACCTATGCGCTGCGGGTGCAGTATATCGACACCTCAGGCCAGCTCTCTGGGCTCAACCGCGTTGTCGATCGCAAGCTCACGTACCTCAGCCGCGCGGACGGCGTAACGGCGCTGACCGAGGCCATGGCGATCACCTCGCTGGGAACGGCCGCCGCGATTGTCGGCCAGGGTCCAGGGGCCACGGCAGCCAACCTGGCGGCCTTTGACCCGACTGCCGCCTCACAGCTGACCACGGCCTACAACGGCGGAGTGCAGACGGTCGGCATTGGCGAGACGCTGAAGCGCCGGATCGCTGCGGGCGGATCGCTCGACCTCTCGGCACAGGTCTCGGTCAACGCTGGGGGCTCCAGCTCGGGCAATATCAAGGCTCGGATCGAGGTCTCGCTCTTTGGCGCGGGATCCTGGTCGACCGTGAATACGGGGCCGGGTGCCTCGGTAACGCCGTCGGAGCCGGGCCTCGACGAGGTCACTGGAACCTACACCAACAGCACAGGCGCCGAGCAGCTCTTCGAATTCCGCGTCGTGATCGTCCGCACTCCAGGCACCGCCGGCGGCACGATCATCTCAGCCCAGTCATTTATCGTCGGATAGCTCAAAGGAGTGATGCACCCATGACCAGCCCCAGCGACTTCACCCAGGCCAACACCATGATGCTGCAAACCTATGCCGCCATGGCTTTGGCCGCCACAACCGAGGCCGAGCAGGACCTGGTCGAACAGCTGACCGGCATTCTGGCCGGATCGGTGCCGCCCGAGCGGGTGAGTCAGTTCTTTGAGTTCGGCTATGCCCGGCGCGAGGATCTGCCGGCCGAGCTGCTGCCGGCCTTTGCCGACGTCGGCAACTTCGCCTGGACGCTCGGCTTCTATGGCCTCTCGGTCGATAGCCGGGGCGCGCTGATGGAGACGCTGCTGCGCGGCCTGGACCTGCCCGAGGGTGCGACCGCGCCGGTGCCTTCGGCCGCCTTCGCTCCGGTGGTGCCGGCCTGATCCATGGCGAGCGTCGATCCCCTCTTTGCGCAATGGCTGATGGCCGATGGCCTGTGGGAGGTCTCTGAAGAGGCCACCCTGAAGGCGCGCTGGGGCGACAAGGCGCTCACCACGAGCCGCCTGACCACGATCGCCACCAAGGCCGATGCCGAGGCCGAGGGCGCGCGCCAGCTGGCCTTTATGGGGCCGGTGGCGGCAATCGACGTCCACGTCCTCAAGGGTGCCTGGCGGCAGCGGCGCGGCCAGGTGGTGACGCTGACCTGCGACCGCCTGGGCTACGACGCCGGCGTCGACGTCTTCGTGCTGGGTGCTGAGGACGAGCTGTCCACCGGCCTGTCGCGCGTCACCGTGCTGAGGAGGCTGTAATGGGCAAGTTGCTGATCCTCTCGTCCCGCATTCTCGCCAGCGCGGCCGGCATCGCAACGTCGCGCGGCGCGGGTGCCGCGAACCTCCTGACCAACGACCCTAAGGAGGTCTGGACGGACGGCGCGGTGGGCTCGGCCGCGAACATCGACATCGACCTGGGCAGCGTCCGGCAGATCAGCACGGTGGCCCTGAGCGGGGTCTATGATGCTGATGCCGGCGCCACCTGGTCGATCACTGGCGGCACCGCCGGCTATGCCGAGATCACGCTGAAAGCGTCGGGTGCGCTGCGCGCGGTCGATGGCTCTGTGGCGAACAATCCGACCCATGCGCTGTGGACCGGAAGCGCTTCCAACGTCCGTTACCTGCGGATCAGCGTAACCCAGCCAGCCGGGCAGCCGGTGCTCAAGATCGGGCGGGTCCTGGCCGGTGCCAGCTTCACGCCGACCTTTGGCAAGGAATGGGGCGCGGGGCGCGGAATCACCGATACCGGGACCATGACGCGGTTGCCATCCGGCGGGATCGCGCTGGTCGAAGGCGCGCGGTTTGGCACCTATTCCTGGTCGCTGGGCGACCTGACCGATGCCGAGGTCGAGACGCTCTACGACCTGCAGCGCGCGCATGGCGAGACCTTGCCGCTGCTAGTCGTTGAGGACCCGGATGCGACCTCCGGCCAGGCCAACCGCATTCACTATGGCTGCCTGGTTTCGCTGCGCCGCTTCGAGCGCCGGAGCCCCGGCCGTACCCGCTGGGAATTCACCGTGGAGGACTGGATCTGATGGCCCGCAAGAAGAGCCTGGCACTGCCCGTGCCTGAAACCCGCGCAGCAGCGGCCGAACTGGCGGCCGAGTATGTTTCGGCCGATCGCCGGATGCTGGAGATTAAGGTCGGCTACGAGCTGCAGATCGACCGGCTGAAGGCTGAGCGCGATCGCATCCTGGCCGGCCTGGCAACCGAGCAGAACGGCCGCTTCGCCCAGCTCAAGGCCTGGTGGGAAGCGGGCGGCAAGGCACTGGCCGGCAAGAAGCGCTCGGCCGAGTTCGCCGGCGCGCAGATCGGCACGCGGCTGACCCCGCCGGCGGTGAAGTTCGCCAAGGGCGTGAAGGCCGAAACGATCGTCGACTGGCTGCGTTCGCAACGCTGGGCGCGGGCCAAGGAGTTTTTCCGGACCAAGTTCGAGCTCGACAAGCCGGCGATCATCAAGGCCACCGGCGCGGAAGAGGATGTCCTGATCAAGTTCCGATCCTTGGGCGTCACCGTCGGCCAGATCGACGAATTCTTCATCGACACCGGGCTGAGCGAGGAGGATGCGCGCCAGCGCCTCGCCGCCCCCAACACTGCAGCAGGAGAAGTGGCATGATCTATTTGACCCGGACCGGGGTGGGCGTCGTTTCGAACGATGCCAAGGAAGTCTACGACAGCATGGGCACCGGCATGCTGCCCGTCCAGGTCGACGGCGACGGCGCGACCACCTTCAAGATCAACGGCCGGGTCTCGCCCGATGCGCCGTGGATGGAGATCGTCGCGGCCCAGACCGCGGACCTGCTCACGGCCATTTCCTGGGTGCCTTACATCCAGCTCGAAGTGACCGCCGGCGCTGGCCAGGTGAAGCTCTGGATCGGCGAGAAGTAAGATGCCGCTGCGGAGCACCACCATTCGCCTAGGCTCGCTGCTCCGCTCGGTTTCGCGCGGGGCGCTGGCTATCGCAGCGCCTTTCGCGGCTGCTGCTGCGCCCGGCCCTGCGCCTTATGACCGCTTCGTCACCAATGATGCCGAGCTGGCCAGCGCGATCGCCGCTGCGCCTGGGACCTCGTGGATCATCGAGCTGGCCGATAGCGGCACCTTCAGCGCGCGGGCGCTCTGCACCAACAAGGCCAACATCACCCTGCGCCCCCAGACCCGGCGCGGACCGCTGCTGCCAGCCGGGCTGGATCTGACCGGTTCTAGCAATATCGTGGTCACCGGGCTGCGCACCCAGCGCCTCGCGCCGAACGACACATCGAGCTACAGCAACAGCCATGTGATCGAAACTGGTGGCGGTTCGGGCCTGCTGATCGACGATTGCGAGGTCTCATCGAATCCGCTCTCGACCATCACGATGCAGGACTATGGTCCGAGCGCCGTCCCGGTCCCTTCGACCAAGTACTTCCAGGGGTATTCCGGGATCGGCGATGCGGCAGGCTTCACCACCAACACGCTGATCACGGGCTGCTACATTCACGACTGTTATCGCGGCATCAACTGGTCGGTCAGCGGCACTTGTGCGGCAAACCTCAACAAGATCGAAAACTGCTTCCAGAACCCGTGTGAGACCTCGCCCGGCACGGTCGGCGCCAACTTCGACTTCCTCCACAACGACTATATCGGCACCTGGGCCAACCCCAACGATCCGGGCAATCCGCACAGCTCTGTGCTGGGTTTCTCCGCACCGATTCAATGGGGCACGATCCGGGTCATCGGCAACAAGCTGATCGCCGCTGTCGGCCGGCGCTTTGCCGCCACCGGCGTCTATGCGGCGGCATCGGGGCCAAAGTTCAACGATCCCACCGGGACCCAGATGAACTACACCAATGTGATCTACGCCTGGAACATCGTTTCGGCGCAGGATGGCATCGGGCTGGAGCTTTCGTATGGGCGGATGCAGGCCTTCTGCAACACCAACGTCAAGGACAACCTGGCTGGCGGGGCACTGACCCCTGGCTGGAACTTCCACAACATTGCCGCCGGGTCGTTCGCAGCCAAGAACATCGCGCCAGGCTATGGGCTGGGGGCCTCGAACACCAACGGGGTCCACCAGGACTTCATCACGAACAGCTGGGACAACGTCAACGCCATGCCGGCCGGGCTAGGTGTGGTGGTGGCTGGCGATCTCAACGCCTACGATTTCCACTTCACCGGGCCGACCTTTGACAGCCCGACGCTGGAGAACATCGTCGATCGATTCACGCCGAAGCCGACGTCCTATTTTACGGCCGAGGGCATTGGCGCGATCGGCACAGGTTACAATTGGTCAACCCGCTCCATGCCGGCGATCCCGACCTTCACCAAGCCGAAGACCAGCAACGCTGCCGGCATCGATCCAGCTCTGACCAACTTCGACGGGACGAACGACTGGATGCAGCTCACCGGCACGGCTCCGCTGCTGGGCATGACTAACCGCCGCGCGCTGACCATCATCTTCAATGCCACCTATGATGGGGCCGACAATCTCGACCGCTACTACGCCGAAAGCGCGGGGATCGACTTCACCGTGCGCAAGCTCGCGACCAGCGGCCGGATGCGGTACCGGTACAAGAATAACGCAAACGCAGCGATCGGCGAGATCGATAGCAGCGCACTGATGACCCAGAAGTTGGCAGATGGCGCAGATCCTGCCACCCGGACCTGGACCTTCTCGGTCAACCAGACCACCGGCCGCTATTTCATCATGCGCGGCAAGGAACTCGATCCCTTCCCCAGCATCACGCAGCTGAAGAGCGACGACATCAACAACACCCGCGCGCAGATGGCTGTGATGGGCCAAAATGATATCAGCCCGCCGGCCGGGACAGGCGTGATCCAGGGCCGCTTTGGCCTGTTCTACATGACCGACCAGTTCATCGACCTGGGCGTGGCCGCCAATCACAACCCGATCGTCGCCACCGATGGCCGGCCGGCCGACTGGGGTGCGAACGGCAGCGCAGTCACCGGCACCCAGCCGCGCGCCTTCATCAAGGGCAATGCGGCCGCGCTGGCCGTGGGCGGAGGTATCAACCTCGGCTCCGGCCAGAAGTTCGTGCTGACCGGCGCGATCGAAGATGCGGCCTGA